CGTGGGGTTTTGTCGTTAACCCCCAACGTTTCTTCTCGTCAAACTTCTGCTTAAGCTTTCCGAGTCTTCTTTCGACCTACTTGTGGAGCGGATCGTCGTCCTGCAGCACAGTTGGTTCTGGCTGAGGATTGGCTCGTTCCACCATTTGGAGTGGAAATCTTGTGGCCAGGCCCTGCAGTTTTGTTGTTGCTGCCTGGGCGCTGATCACGTAGGTGCGCATTTCGTTGATGGCGGACGGAGACAGTCCTCCCAGACTGGTTCTTACCTCCGCCAACTGCTGGTAGAGCTTTGGTAGCTCCGTCAGATGCTGGTTGATCGCTTGTTGGATTTTGTCCATTTTGTTCTGTAGGACCGGCATGGATCTCCCCATCCATTGCCACGGCGAGTTTTGGTTGTGTTTTGAGTGCCGTCGCCAGACGGGGGAGATCTTTAATTGGGCCATTGTACGAGTCAAGGAGTTTCAGATGTCTGTGTAGTTCTCCTACAGACACTCCAAGATCTTGTGCTACAATGTCATACCAGACCTCTGAGTTGTCCTGAGGCCACGAGTTCTGTAAGGCGTCCTCATCACGTACCCAGAAAGGGATGTCATTGAAGTCTTTGTAGTTGATGACCTTTGCAGTGCAGTTCCGTTGATAGGCCTTGCACCAATTGCTAATGAATGGAGTCAAGCAGTCGGTGACAAGGTATGCTTGGGTTTTGGCCCAGCCAACTTCCTCAATGTCCGATTGTGTATCACAGGTGGTGTGGATTTTGAGGAGAGTTCTCGAGGGGGTCTGCACTGATGCCGGCGATGACCAGGGATCAGCATAAATGCGGGACAGGAAAGAGACTGGTTGCCCGCGGGTTGCACGATTAATGATCTTAAGTTCGAATCCCAAAGATGAAGCAGTTGACATGAGTCTGTCATCGCTGACAGTCCCATCGCGAAGTCCATCATCACCATAGACTATTCCGATACGCTGCCAGGCCTCGACGTCGTTCATTCCGTCGAGTCTGTTTGCTGCGTAGGAGACAAAAGCGTTGGCAATGCTGTTGCCATCTGTGGTGAGAGCAGAACCACTGAGTCGTGTGCAGTCCGGTTGGTATTTAAGTCCCTTCCGTGTGACTGCTTTCGAATCGACTTCATTGGCTAGCAAGTCTGTCAGTTCTTGGATGTGATCTTTGTGCACCCACCTCTTGTAGGAGGCGAACTCGACTTGTTCACGCATGAAGCGCAGGAACGTGCCATCAAACCTGCTGTAGTCTGTTTCCACTAGTTGTTCGGATTCAGCAGCAAGTTTCTGCACAACACTGGCGATTTTGCTTGGAGTGTTGCAGGGCATATACCACTCTTGATGTTTCAAGTGGGATTCCTTAAAGGCATAAGTGAAACCCGAGAGTTTTACGTTCTGCCCGTGGGGAACCGTTGAAATGTTCCTTGGGTGGTTCGGAGCGTTGTATGCTTCTTTCTTCTGGAAGGCTTTCGTTATCATGTCGAAAGCATCGTGGAACCGGTTGGCGTCGTTGCGGGCGCGCTGGAGAGGTTTCTGTTGTTGTTCTTCGACGTGTGAGACTGAATAGGGGTGTCCGATCCCAACTTCAGGAACAAGATGTTTGACAAAGTCCCTGGCAATTCGTCTCATACGCGGTGTTACACTCTCCTTGGCTTTGGCTTTGGCTTGAGGCAAATTAATCCTTCCTTCGATGGTAGCACGTTCGTTTGAAATCGATTCACTCGGGAAGACAGCTGTTTGTGTCAACGGTCCCGGTGCGTATTCGCGAGCGTACTCCTTGCCCTGCTCAGTAGGGTCGAGGTCATGATCCTTTTCAACAGATTGATAGTGACGAGCCAATTGCCCAGGCTTGTGCACTTCAACTGGATGTAATTCGGATTCACTGACAAGAAATCGATGTATGATGGCAGCTTCCTTGTCATTCCTCTTGGATCTCCTGACAGTATCAGAGAGATTGTTGGTTTTCGAAAGATGGTATGCAGTGCGGAGTGATTCAAGATCCTTTAGAGGCAACTGGACGCTGGCACAGTTGCCTTCCTCACCCAAACTTATGAGCGGATCACCGTCACCGATGTATGTGATGGCATTCATTACGGGAACACCGGATTTCTGTTGGTATGTTGTCCGGCTGAGTTCTGTTCCATATTCGGTGGCGGTCAGCAGATTGTCTCGACAGCGAGCAAAAGGCACGATTGATACGATGTTGCGATTTGGGCTAAGCTCAAACTGGTCGATGGTGCAGATTGTGAGTTGCTGGCCACATGGTCCAATGCCGAATGCTCGATGCATTTTGGCGCTGATCCAGCTGATGCCAGTAACGTCAAACAAAGTCTGTCGGAGAGTCGCCCAGAAGGTGGTAACTGGGTCACGCACAAAGACAGTGTCCTGGTTGTAATTCCAGGTTGGGTGTTTCACGTCTTTGCCCCCATTAACCCTGTAGTGAATGATGTTTTCAGTGATGGTAAAGAAACCATCAATCACTGGGCCTGAAACTACACGTGGTTGGAATGTGTATAACAGTATGGGTCTTCCGAGACTAATGATTGAATGCATGTTGACATAATAATCAACATCGGTCATGACGATGATGTGTCTGTCCGTTAAAGGGTCGTTCCTGTAGTCCTGACGCAAGTCGGCCAAGCTGTGGAAATGGCGGATTCCATCAAGATCGGATTCTCTTGGTGATGGTGAGATAACATATGGTTCGAATCCATTGGCAGTGACGACCTCAATCATTGTTTCGGTGGCGCTGTTTCTCTCTGCTGCTGCTGTACTATGTGAATGTCCCTTCCTGACACGTGTGCTAACGAGTTCCATTTTCTTTTGGACGGTGGCACGAACGAGTCCGGCATCATTAATCACGGTCTTATTGCGAGAGATGATGCGGTGTCGAAGGTCTTCAACGCACTTTTCAAGCCAGCCCGAGGTGCAGATTTTATAAGATGCGACCCCGAGCAAGCAAATTCCTCCGATTTTCAGGCTATTACTAGCGACCGAACGGAGGGAGAAGAAATGACCAATATCGTTTGGTCGGACGGTGATTGCTACGTTAGATTCCATTTCGTGGTTTATCGCGT